AGGTTGGTTTAGTTGTGGAGTTACCTCCGCCATTGCTTGCAAATTAGCAATTGACGAATATGGAAAAGACAATGTAAGGTTGTTTTACATTGAAATTGATTCGGCACATAAAGACAATGAACGCTTTATTTCTGATTGTGAAAAATGGATGGGCGTAAAAGTTGAAAGAAGGCGATGTTCTAAATATCGTGACCAGTTCGATGTGATTGAACAAATCAAATACGTTAATGGCCCAACTGGTGCTGCTTGTACAAAGGTTCTGAAAAAAAATGTGCGTATTGCAATTGAAAAAGAGGTTGAATTTGATGGTCAAATATTTGGTTTTGAATTCTCAAAAAAAGAAATCAATAGAGCCATCAGATTTGGTGAACAGTATCCAAGTTCAAAACCATTGTATCCGCTTATTGATAAGCAAATGACAAAACAGCAATGCGCTGAATTGCTTTTAATGAATGGTATTGCACTGCCAAAAATGTATGAATTAGGATTTCACAACAACAATTGTATTGGTTGCGTGAAAGGTGGTAAGGGTTATTGGAATCACGTGCGTAAACACTTTCCAAATGAATTCGAACGGATGGCAAAAGCTGAAAGAGTAGCTGGGCATTCGTGTATAAAAAATAGATTCTTGGATGAATTACAACCCAATGAAGGTAAACACGAACCGCCTATAATACCCGATTGTGGAACATTCTGCGAGATTGAATTTGCAGACCTAATTAGTCCCAATACCGAAAAGATATTAAACGGCTATACAACTATTAAACAATTAAAATTATTTTGATTGCATAAAAATTTATTTATATTTGTAACCAACTAAAAAACACAATTATGGAACTAAACAAACTAATCAAGATGCAAGCGGAAAGCTACGCATCATTTGGAAACGATGACGACATGAGTGGCTCTGCTTATTTCGCATTTATGGCAGGTGCTCAATACGCACTACAACTAATCAGTAAACAAATTCAAGACGAACTATGAAAAATAAAATTACCCACGATGACCACGAAAAGCTGAAGGTGCTTAATCTACTTATGTGGTTGCAAGCTTCACTTTACGCAGCTGATGAGTGCGAAACCATCAAATGGTTTTACAACCATCAGACTAAAATGCTGATGAAAAGGCTCAATGAGTCCATCCAACGTGAACACGGCAAGACAATTACTGAATTGTGGAATGTGGACGGTGCAATCCTTCCCGATATTACACGCCAGTTGGATGACTTTACCTATGAGATGGCAACCTATGGTTATTGGATGTTACCTGAATTGACGAAATTGATTCAAAACGCAAAGGAAGAAAGTGAAAAAGTGGAGGTGGTCAATGAGGAAAAAGTGCTTTAGTTGTAATCGTAAATTTCCATTGTTCTTTTTTAGTAGGGACAAGATGAAATATCAAAGGCCAAGTGACCATAAGAGGGTGAAGTGTTGCAGAATTTGCAACTACTTCAAATGGTCAAAAGATGGGGAAGGTTGGTTCTTTGATTATAGCATTGGTAAGTTTACCAAAGAGGAATTTAAATCAAAATTTAGCGTATTAAAAAGAGTAATAAAATGAATATAACACACGATTTCGACAACTGCCAAAGCGACATTTACAAAGAAGTAATAACTGACCTTATCTCACGTGAAAAGATGGGCAGGGCAAAGTATGGAACTACTGTGGATAAGGCTAATCTATCTGAAAAGGAATGGATGCAGCACGCTTATGAGGAAGCTTTGGACTTTGCTATCTACTTAAAACGAATGATGTCAAAAAAATGACATTAGCACCTGATATTAAAAGAGTGGTATTGCGCCACTTTTTTTTTGCCCTTTTTTCTTCATCAATAACTTGTCTTAAAACGCTCAATTGCCCCTCTAATTGTGCAATATATCGCACATTATGCTCATTAAGTTGTGCATATGTATGAATTATGCTACGATTATTCTTATCTAATTCAATATAGTAATCCAATGAGCGCACACCCAACACAACTAACCTGCGTTCAATGCTCAAAGAATCCAGCTCCTTCCAGTTCAATGAGTCTTTTGATAGCTTCTGAGTATGCGCTATCAATGGCAACGCTATCAAGCAAATAAATAGTATCAATGTCCTTTTCATAAATCGTTTTTAATTTGGTGCGTTCAATGGTTAGCGTGTCAATTCGCATTTGATATTTAGTAATGGTATCCGAGTGGGTTACAAATTGTACCCTACTTGGTTTAGGCTGGCACAATAGCACACCAATGGCAATGCCAATACTAATAGATACGGCCTTGATGAATACGATAGTTCTTAACGTGAAAATCTTTTCCATTACCTCTTGTTATTATGGCAAATCCGTGGTTGTATTTTGAATACGGGTTATAATCTGGGCTTAACTCCGAAAGACAAGCGACACCCCAACACGTTATCACCTTGCCGTTAACATCCCTTTCGGTATGTTCAGCAGTTTGGTGATGATGTCCGCACATTGCATTTGCTTTTGTTTTTAAGAATAACCCTCTCGCAACGTTAACCGATGGCATAAATTGCTTTCCAAATTCGTGGCCGTGAAAGATACTCAATGCACCTACATTTAATTTATTCTTTCCTTCAATCCATTTGACGTTGTGCTTGTCAAGATGACAAAGTGAAGCAAAATCAAACGCATCAATATCAACTAACTCTGGAGCTTTCACTCTCATAAATCTCCAATATCTTTCTTCGTGGTTGCCTTCTTTGTAAATGATTTCTGCATTAGGAAAATTTTGTCTTAATTCAGAAATGAAAGTACGCATCGCATACAATTCTTCTTTGAATTTTCTTTTCTTAGGATCCTTAACAAAGTCGGATAATTGATGGCAGTCAAGTGCATCACCATTCAATACAACTGTATCAACTCCTTCATCTATTCCACTTTGGATTGCAACATTCAAAGCCTGAACATCGTGATATGGGATGTGAATATCTGATAGAATCAATATCTTTTTGCCTTTTATGTCAATGTGCTTCCTTCCTTTTGCATATGACTTCGGTAACTTGAATGGGTTACGTGGTCTATCTTCATTTTTTACCAATGATTTGTTGGTTAAATTCTTTCGATTTCTTGAACCATTCTTGCCCTCAATTCTACGCAATGTATCGCGTGCATCTTCAACTCCTAAAAATGTTTCAAAGTGTTCTTTGCTTAACTTCTTTGCCAACGTTAAAGTTGGTGTATCAGGAAAACGCTCACGCAATTCTCTTGCGATTTTTGTTTTTTGACTTTCTGCTGCCATATATTTTAGAATGGTTGGTATACTGTCCTACCACCACTCTTGACCGCACGTAACACTTGACCTCTATTTCCATCCTTATTGAAACTTACGTGAACCCAAGAAGGTGCGTTCTCACTTCCAAACTCCCATATGAGTTGGTCAAATGTACAATTATTTCTGATGTAATCAAATATCTCTTTGTTATTTATGCCACCGTGAATATCTGCATCAATATCTAATGCTTTACCTTGCATATGTTGCGAACTTTTTGAACCGCCTATGCGTGTATTAAGTTCAATACTTCTGAATCCACTACTGATACCAATAGGCTTTCCGAAATGCTCACGCACCTTATCAAAAATGTTGGTACAAACTAACTTCAAATTACTTAATTGTTCAGCATTTGGAACGTTACCAATGCGCAAGGCTTGTGCTTGGTTGCTATGCGTTACTTCTTTATATGATACGTACTTACTTATCTTTTCCATCAGTCATTGCATCGGTTATGTCCTCTGATTTTCTACCTATAATCGTCTTTATCTTACTCCACAAATCCTTACCAGTTACTGACTCAATTGATTCAATAATTGATTTGAATTCAATGATGGCTACCACGGTTGCAATTAACTTAGTGATGGGGATAAGTTGTTCTATTATGTAGGTCTCTATCAAGAATCCGCTTACAATGGCTACTTGATACAATAGCATTTTTGTGATGGTATCACTCATCCTTCTTGAGCGAATCTTTTGGCCTAATTTAAGAGCCTTCCATATACCAACAACCATATCCATTGCAACCAAAAAACCAATGGTTATCATCAGTTCTTTGATTGGCATAAATACCGTTGCAATACCTAACAACCACAACTTAACCTTCATCTTTTCTCTTGCTTTTTTAAGTATTGTTTCAATAACTTTTCGTACTCCTTTCGCTTTAGTACGATGGAGGGAGAAAGTCTTTTATTGACCACTGGTTGCGCCATTGCTTATAGGAATTACTTATTAAAAAATTGCTTTTGCCGTATGGGTTTCTATCGGGTGAAATGTTGTTGTCAGTATTGTTGGTGTACTCTGGAAACAACGTTGAATTATAACACAAATAATCCACCATTCTTTTGGTGTACCATCTCGCATTCTGCCTTGCAGCTTCTTTGAGTGATTCCATTTCGCTCTTTGTGACTGGAGTTGTATCTTCACTTTGTCTGCTCACTAAATTTCCGTTATCGTGCTTATACAAAAGTGACGGATATAACTCAACCATAGTCCACCAAAGCACAACTTTCAACACGTATTCGTTCAGTAATGTTTCATAGTCACCCGACAACGTGCCACCTGCCACATCAGCTTTCAATTTCACGGTCAAATTTGTACCCAAAAAGTTGGTCAAATACTTATCTTGTGCCAAATAAATAGCAGGTCTAATAAGGTTCGGATCAACTGCATCAGTTAACGGAGTGAACTTTTTTATATAATCCTCATTGATGAGTAATATCTCTTGTGGTATTGGCATCTT